AAAGAAAATCACATTCGCAAAACGAAAGGGGCTCTTCTGCATTGTAAAAGGGCATCTTTTACCATGTAAAAGGGCATCTTTTGCACTTCAAAAGGGCGTCTTTTACAACGCAAAAGAGCACCTTTTGCAAGCCACTTTACAACCTACTGACTATCTGATGGTTACAAAGCCGATTTTTATCCAAACTCTTCAAAGCAGACATCTAGCGTCAATTTTATTTGTAAAGATAGTTCCAACACCTATCCACCTTAAACACGAATGTTGCATTCATACCCAAGGAGTCGTTCCTGACATGCTCATCTATATCTGAAATAACCTATTCCTCCAATCAATGAGGGCATCACTTCCTACTACTCAATTGCCATGAAGACTTCCAAAACAGCTACTAAGAAAATAAAAAGAACACACTATTAGATAATACAAGTGTGTACAACCTGAAACTAAACACAAAAGAAAGAAGCTAAACAAAGAGCAAAACTCTCTATTTAGCTTCTTATTTCTTCGTCGGGATGACCAGATTTTCGGTTGCATTAAGTGTGACTTTAACTTGCTGATATTCAATGGGGCAATTTTATATTATTAGCTATATATCGCCGACTTTCCACCGATAGTATCGTTTTCATACTACTTTGCGCTTCAAACATTTGAGTGATATTTTCACTTATATTTTTTGAGAATTACACCGTAAAATCACTCATTGAAGCCTTCAGGATACATCTTGATTATACGGCATCTGCCACTTTTTTACCAGACTCTTCAGGTATGTTTTCGACAAGTTTTGCCGTAAGCCGGTCAATCGTTTTTTGCTGGTTTTCAATAGTTTTTTGTTGGGTGGATATGATAGAATACAGCTTTTCAGCATCAGTTCCTTTTGCGCCTTTCTGCCCCATAACCAGCCAGTTAGCATCTATATTATCGAAACTCTCAATTATCTTTACTATCGTCTCATAATTTGGTGCATTTCGCCCTGATACGATATTGTTTGCGGAAGTCCAGGATATTCCCAACTTTCGGGCAAACGTACTAACCGTATGCCCCTCTTTCTCCATAATCTGTACGATTCTGTCTGTAATAGTTCCTTCTGCCATTTTTGGTCAATTATTAAAAATGGGAGAAATAATCACCCATTTATTTGTTTATATCAAATAAAAGTTGCAACTTTGCGCTACGAAAGAATTTTTGCGCTACGAAAATAACTAAAATTATTGATGTGGCAATGAAAACATTAAAAAAGATTAGAAATGAAATTTACAGAGTACATTAAATCGCTTCCAAATCAGAGGAACGAGGTGATTATGGATTTGACAAAACTGTGTCGTGTGAACGAGAGTACGGTCTACAGATGGCTTCGAGGAGACTTTGTTCCTGATGCTTTGAAAAGAAAGGTTATCTCAGAGTATCTGAATATTCCAGAAAAGGAGTTGTGGCCCAATGCATAGTGAGTGTCAAAGCTGCGAGTTCCATCGCAACTGCATCAATGGGTTGTATTGCCTTAAACTGAAAAAGTATGTTCAATACTCCCTTAAAAAAGAATGTGAAACTAAAACAACAAACTTATGAAGACAAAAGACTTTGAAACAGCTATTGCTGCATTAAATGTAGGTATCGTTATCGATGAGATGAAATTGAGACATTCAGATGTCCGGCAAGTCATTGCACACCAAGGCAGCAAAGGAATCGTATGGGATGAACACGGTCGCGCTTTCACTACCAGTATAGAAAAAGAAGCGTATATCGCACCCAACGAGGATGGTGTATGGGAAAGCGTAAAAGGGTATCCTCTTAATCGAAATAAATTGTATGACCTTAAATTCGATTAACAATGATCAGTATACGAAAGACTATGAAGCTGTCCAAAAGAAAGGCTGGCGCAAAAGAAATCCGTATTCGTGGTAATTTCAAAGTAAAACCAGTATTCACTCCTACTTGGCGAAAACGTTGGCGAGAGGGAGTAGCGAAAACATTAAGAAATTTTCTAAAAAATGTTCATTGACAAAGATGGCTGGGGAAATTACTCCATACAAGAACTCACGGATAAAGAGCTTAAACTGCTCCGCACTGCATTACAAACCTATGTTCAGTGCAATTTTGGTCATGTAGACAAAGCTGACCGTCTGCGAATTTGGAAATTTGACAGGGAATTCAATAGTATAATGAAGCATGAAAAGTAATGGCAAAAATAAGCGGTGGACCGCACAAGAGGCAGAGTATATCCAACAAAGCCTTGGCAAGGTCTCGTTTGAGGATATGGCTGCCTACCTTGGTCGCAGCCCGATGTCCGTCAGACTTTTTGTTCTGCGCAGGAGAATGACTCCTGGCCCATTGGTTAAACGCAATTTATTGATGGAGATGCTGAAGTTGAAGTTCAGGCATCCCGAAGAATTTACCCCTACAAGGGCTTTTTATAAAGAAACTGGCATAGGGCAACGCCGTTGGTGGGACTTGTACTATGGAAGGAAGCCCATCACGGGAAAGGAATACACCGCAGTGGCGGAATATTTGGGTATAACCATTCAAGAAGCGTTGGAATCACGCCAGTTAGAATTATTTGAGGAAAAATAATATGGTAGATAAGTTATTTATTGAAAAGGTAAAATCGGCTTTGAACATCGTGAATGTGGTCGAGTCCTTTACACACTTGCATAAAGCTGGTGTGAACTATAAAGGAGTCTGTCCGTTCCATGATGATCATACACCGTCTATGGTGGTAAGCCCTTCAAGGCAAACTTACCATTGCTTTGTGTGCGGAGCGAGCGGTGATGTTATCGCATTCGTCCAACACCATCTTAATTTAAGTTTCATCGAAGCTCTGCGATGGTGCGCAACCTTAGCTGGATTGGAGTTCCCACAGAAGGAAATGAGTCCTGAAGAAGAAGCCAAGTATAAGCAAAAGGAAGCACAGCGGATTGCTATCGAGGCAGCAGCCAAGTTCTTCCAAAAGAATCTATCTCAAGCCGAGAGTTTTTTGAATAACCGTGGGTACAAATTAGATGACAAAGCATTGTCCGACTTCGGTGTAGGATATGCCCCTGTAGGCAATGTCGCAATGAACACGCTTACCACAGCTGGGTATTCACTCGACCGATTAAAGGAAGTCGATGTTGTCGGTTCTACTGAAGGTAGGTTCTACGACCGATTCAGAGACCGTGTAATGTTCCCTTTCTATGATATGCAGGGACATATTATCGGTTTTTCAGGACGTATCATTACACCAAGGGAGGGTGTTGGTAAGTACGTGAACACAGGGGAAACACCCCTCTTTACAAAAGGTAAGCACATTTTTGGTCTTTACCAGGCAAGAAAGGCCATCGGCAAAAAAGGCTACGCTTATCTTGTAGAAGGCCAGTTCGATGTTATGTCCCTTCATAAGGTTGGTGTGGAGCACGTAATCGGTGGAAGTGGAACTGCATTTACAGATGACCAGATAAAGCTACTTCTTCGCTTCACGGACTCTATCGTCATGGTCTATGACGCAGACGCAGCAGGTGTCAAGGCTTCGCTGAAGAATTGTGAGCTGCTATTGAAAGCTGGGGCAAAGGTCAAATGTATTCGTCTCCCGAAAGGAACAGACCCCGACGAATTTGCCAAAGCTAATGGAGAGGCGACGCAAGAAAAGCTCAAGGAACTGACAGAACCTTTCCCAAAGGCTATCAAAAGAATGATGATACCTCACGGCTGCAAGGACGAGACAGTTATTGCCGACTGCCTGAATACGATATGTTCGCTTGTTGCTTGCGTTCAGGACGCAGCTCTGAGATTAGAGTATATCAAGTCCATTGCAGTCGATTTCAAGAGCAAGATTGGCATCATCGATGATAAGGTCAGAGGCTTACGTGCCAAGGTTAAGGAGGCATTGCCTCAAACCAAGACGCAGTCGGGTATCTTTGGTATTGATGCGCTAAAGGAGAATCTTGAAAGCGACCGCCCTGGTATTCTAACCTCGGTTATGCAAGAATTTCTTGACGGTTATGGTGAAGAACCTATCGTCTACATCGCTGGTCGCCCATCCAGCAACGACATTCAGGAGCTACGCCGTGTTTATTGCTATTTTGCATCATCAGAAACAGGCTGTAGCATTAATGCAGACGGCGAGGAAAGCGACTATTTAAGCACGCTTGCCGAGATGTTTCGCTCAGGCATCAATATTCAGATGACCTACAACGACTCCACTGGTTCGTTCGTTGATTATTACATCGGGCTGCATGGCAGGTTCTTAGAAACTTTCCAAGGAGATAAAGTCCCCCTCGTCTCTCGATGTATTGAACTCACATCTTATGCCGAGGATACGGTAATCACGGTAAACCGCAATCACTACTGTTCAAACCTGAAACTCACCAAGGGACAGTTTGATGAACTGAGAAAGCCTTTCGTTTCCAAGCGCAAGGCTGCGATGAAGGTGAGTATGCAAGCGGATAACCTTGACGACGAGGAGTTCGATGTAAACGAGCCTCCTGATTATGTGATGGAGAATGAGGACTACCGAAAGATGTGGAAAGAATGTGGCTACTACCCTCGCCTAAATAAGAAAAGCGAGCCTGTTTGCTATATGTTCCGGAATAAAAACGGCAATGGAATGACACAGGTAGCCGACTTCTTTATGACTCCACTGCTTCACATTTTTTCTGATGACTTCGAGCAAAACAAGCGTGTGCTTCGTATCAACCGTCGCTTTTATGACACCCCCATTTACATAGAGATACCTTCCAAGGCAATGCTGAAGATGTCATCAATAGAGGAAGTGCTTATCAATTACGAAGCCGTGAACTTCAATGGCGAGGAATGGCAATGGAAAGCCATCAAGACATATATGAGCCGACATTTCGTGATGTGTTCAGAGGTCAAGACATACGGCAATCAGCAGAGCGAGGGTATGAGCCGTAAGGCAGACGAACAATTCTTCGCATTCGCCAACGGTATATTCCACAACGTAGAGGGAAAATGGCAGTTTGAGCCAGTCAATGAACTGGGAGTTGTCACACACAACAAGAACAACTACTATCTGCCAGCATTCTCAACGATATATGCTGGCAGTGGAAAGCAATCGGATAAGTACGAGCTTATCAGCCAACTGGTATATAAGGAAGTTCCTGCGGAGAAAAGGGTAACCTTCGAGAAGTGGGCATCGTTGATGGATCAGGTCTATAAAATCAACGACAATGGCAAGTGGGCACTTATCTTCGCCATTATGTGCGCCTTTCGAAGAAACATCCACTGCATCGACCGATTGTTCACAGCTCCTTTCTTTATGGGTCCGATGTCTTCAGGTAAAACACAGATTGCCATATCCATTCGCTCACTCTTCATTTCCCCAAATATTCCTATCTTCAACCTGAATACAGGTACCGACGCAGCCATGGCCACCATTATGGGTATGTTCAAGGATGTCCCAGTCGTACTTGACGAATACAATAACAAGGACATCAGCGATAATAAGTTTCAAGCATTGAAAGGTATCGTATATGACGGTGATGGAAAGCAGAAGCGTAAGGGTACATCAGGAAGGGAAATAGAAAATGATAAAGTGTTTGCCCCAGTCGTTATCTGCGGTCAGGAGACCCCACAGCGTGATGACAATGCTTTGATGAGCCGTGTTATTGTGTGCGAAGTACCCAAGCCTCGCAACAGAACACAGGAGGAAGTTCGTATCTTCGAGGAATTGAAGACTATTGAAGACCCAAATAAGGTGGGACTGTCAAATGTGCTGCTTCAGATATTGGAACTTCGCCCAATGTTTATGGACCACTTCCGCCATCTCAAGCAAGAGGCGTACAATGAGCTGAAGCAAGATGTTATCAACTCGGGCGAAATGGACCGTTTAATGAAGACTGCTTCGCTGTTCCTCGGAACAGTGAAATTGATAGAGCAATATTCCAGCCTTCAGCTTCCGTTTACATACGCAGAGTTCTTCAAGATTGCGCAAGAGAAAATCAGATTCCAGCTCTCTCTCATCCGTAGCACAGATAAATTGGCAATGTTCTTCACGGCTGTCAACAATATGATTGACACGAAGCAGGTCATCGAGGGTCGTGAGTTCCTCATCGAGCAGCCAAAGAAGGTTACTGGCAAGGATTCCCGAGGCGACCAGCATACATTCACGTTCGAGCCTGACACGAACATCATGTTCATCCGTCTCAGTTCGGTATTCAGCATCTTCGACCGCAGCGGATATAATAGTGAGGGCAGCACGCTGTCTACCATCGAGCAGAACCTACGCAGCCACCCCTCATACATCGGCACTGTCCCCTCACGTAGATTCACATGGGAGGAGAGCATTGAGATAGCAAGGGCTGATGATCAGGAGACAATGGTTAAGGTGATGAAGCCGAAGAGTACATCTACAAGTGCCATCATCATTGACTATGACAAGTTCAGAGAATTATATAATATTGATTTCAGGCGTACATTTGCGCCCGAACCTGAACCCGAAGTAAAGAAAGAAGAGAATGTGCGGACAAATACACATACAACAACCACACAAAACCTCCCTTTCCCTCCTTCAGACAGTGATGATAGACCATTCTAACATATAAAAACGAGGTTGATAAAATATACTAAAACAAGTATGTAATCCCCCAATTTAACTATGTAAAGGTACTAAAAAAAGCCGATATTACCAAAGAAAAACCATATTATTTCCAGCCCAAAATAGGCTATAATTTTCCTCAATTGGGCCGTGCCAGTTCGGATGAATAGGTACGGCTTATTTCATTTCTACACCTCACGAAATCAGCGCAAATTTCCCCGTACCCCCTAAAATTTCAAGAAAACAAGGAAAACACGAGTTTTGAAAAATAATTTTCAGAAAAATACCGTCCTACAATCCTACAATCCTACAAATCAAATTATTTTCAAACCCATAATCTTACATATGTCTTTATAAATCAAATAGTTATGTATTATTATTAGTATGTAGGTTGAATTGATAAAGTTTGTAGGTTTGTAGGACGTTGTAGGAAATAGGTTTTTTAGTGCTTTTCTCGATTACGGTTTTCTCTTCCTACAAAATATGCCTTTTTGTAGGTTTGTAGGACGATATTTTTGAGTGATATAGACAAACAAAAGAGTGATAAAATTTTATTATTACACTGATTATCAGTATCTTTGCATTATTAATTTTTAATTTGTAGGATTGTAGGACGATAGGAAGATAAAAAACTAAAAACGAGTATGGAGAGAAAAAAATGGGTTCAAAAACGTGTGGTGTCTATTCGGATAGAACAGTACCTCGCAGAATACATCTCTGCAAAATATGGGAAGGATGCGACCACTGGTGGTATCAAGATACCATGTAGCACAGACTTATACTTCTGCGTTTGGGAGCATATGACCAAGCAGCGCACCAACCAGCCCAATGTCGTAGACGGCAACCTCCGCATTCATCTACCACTCCGAAAGGCAGGAACAGTATGCAGCCCTTGGAAAGACCCTGCTTATTACAACTACCTCTCCGTGGCCGCAGCTAAGGAGATAGAGACGCAGATACGACGAATGTTCAATTTTGAACTGCACCGTGTTCTGTTGGAGAACGAGGAGTTCGGTCGACAGCGTAGGAACCTCGATGTCATCTACGATTTTATTCATACCTACAAGTTGAAATCAATCTCTTCAGATGCGCTCTTGAAGAATTATTATCGTTTCCGCAACCGCCTCAGACCTAAGAAGGTTCGAAAGTACCAAAAAGTTGCATCCAATTAAAGTTTTTTAATACAGACCGAACTATTGTTTTTGTCATTCAAATATCGCAGACTATGTTAGAGTTCTTAAATACCGTTCAAGTGCGTCTTGTTAATCCGGACAAACACGGAAAGAAAAATGTGTATGATTTTGTCGCCGACACCTTCTCGTACATACCACAACTTACTGACAATGATGCCGGTAATTATTGGAATTGCGACAAAACCATCGTGATAGACCTGCCCGACGAAGAAACGCGCAGGGTGTTTTCAGTCGAGCGAAGTGCCATTGTCATGATTAAGACATCAGACCGAAAGCTCCATAGCATAGGTACACCTGACATTCCTGCACGGGTTCAGATTTTTTCCAATCTTACCTCTGCCAACCTTACAATCAAGTGCAGGATGCTTACGGATCCACTTTTATAAGTCTTTTGTCTACACCTTATTATATAGTACATTCGCATCAAAAATAATTTGATGAACGAATTACAAAACCTACTTGTATCAGGTAAGCCACTATGGATAACGGTAGATGGCTTCCGTCAAGCCATGCTATCCGTATTCCCTTTGCATGGAAAAATTGACGATAAAGCTGGGCCTAAATCTGCTCTTGGATTTTCTAAGGCTGAGTTGGAGGCCTACTTGAAAGACCACACTTGGTATCAGTTTGAAACCCACATAGCTCTTCAGGAACTTATCAAGGTGCTTGCACAGGAAGAGGGGTCCGCAGCAACACTCACAGACGAGTTTGATGATGAGCAACTTCCCGATAACTCTATTGCCTATCATCGTGTGTTCGGCACAGTGATGGCAGAGAGTTATTGGTGGTTTTCTTCCAAGCAGCTCGAAGCTGACCTCATCGCAGCTGAAGCCAACCCACAGATTTCTTGCCACTTCCTCCACATCAATTCCCCTGGTGGAGAAGCCTGGTATCTTGACCGTCTGAGCGAAACACTTCGCAACTGTCAAAAACCAATCCTCACATTCTACGAACAGATGTGCTGCTCGGCTGGATACTACATCGGCTGTCATGGTAACCGTGTCTATGCACTTACCGAGAACGATTATGTAGGTTGCATCGGTACGATGTGTAGTTTCTATGACTTCGAGGATTACTTTGCCAAACTCGGTATCAAGAAGGTGGAAGCCAAGGCTACCAACTCTGACCTCAAGAATAAAACCTTCGATGACCTCCGTCACGGGAACGATGAAGCATTTGTACAGAATATACTCAACCCTCTCAATGCTCAGTTCCTCGCAGAGGTAAGGGGACAACGTAAGTTGCTGGCAGAGCTGCCCGAAGATGCCCCTGTGCTTCGTGGCGAGACTTTCTACACGCCACAGGCCGTGGAGATAGGTCTTGCCGATGGTAGCAGAACTATGGCGCAAGCTGTAGCTGAAGCAATGACAATGGGAAGTGAATATACCAATGCCAAAAATTTGAAGACTGCCATATATAATATTTAATTCTTTAGTTTTTAGTTTATTATGAATTTCAAAGAAAAGTTGAAAAGCGTTCTTGAACTCTTGCAGCTCGGCAAGAAGTTTGAGGACAAGACTCTTTCTCAAGAGGAGTTCAATTCTATTGTGGCTGAATACCAGAAGAAGTATCAGACCACGCTGAATGATGACCTTGCTGCGGAACAGGCAGCCAAGCAGACCGCAAAGCAGGCTGCCGAGTTCCAGCAGATGCTCAACACCATTCAGTCTGTTATCAAGGGAGTGGATCCTGCGTCTAATGAAGGCGAGGCTCCTGAAGGTGAGCAGCCACAAAACAATGCCACTCTTGAAGGTATCCTTGAGTCGCTCAATGGTATGCGTTCCGATTTCAAAGCTCTTGCGAAGAAACCTGAAGAGGACAAACCTGCACAGACCATTACGGTTTCTCCTGTTAGTATCAATGGTTTTGGCAACACGCCAAAGTATCTCTTCGGTGTGGAACACCCAATGTTCTCGATGCAGGATCGCTGGAATAAGATTGCCGCCAATCCTCGTGCTGCCGCAGCCTTGCCTGAAGTAGACGAACAGGTAGACGGTGTTGCCTTCTACAAAGCTGCCTATGGCTTTGCCAAGTCGCTCAAGGCTCGTTATCAGTATCTTCAGGAGAATAAGTTGCTCGACGCTCCTGCATTGGCTGCTGGTAAGTATGCCACCAACTATGAGGGTGTGGATAAGGCTGGTGTCGGCGACCAGTTCATAGTTCTTCGTCAGGACGCACTCATCGCTCGTGTGCTCCAGCTCCGTGATATGACCCAGTACTTCCCAGTGGCCTACGGCTATCAGGATAGAGGTCTTGTCTTCAACGCCTTCTTTGACGAGGTTTCACAGGCTTATCAGACCGGTGAAGTATTCAAGGGCGGCATGAAGATCGAGAACCACATGGGCTACGTTGATGATGCCATGATCAAGATGGAATGGGGACCAATGAAGGAATTGGAACGCAAGTACATTGGCTATCTCAATAAGGAAGGCTCCGACCCTATCAAGTGGACAATGATTGAGTATCAGTTGCTCAACACCCTCACCACTGCGCAGGTGGAGCAGAACAAACGCCGTATGCGTGGTATCTACGTGAAGCCAGAGGCTGGTGTGGCTGGTTCTTATCTCAACGCTGGTACAGGTATCCTCTATACCTTGTTGCGCTACGTGCATCAGTACGACATCAAGCCACACGTGGACGAGGACTACCGCAGCTACACACAGGCAACGATGTTGGCTGCCGTTCAGGAGTTCCTTGCCGATGTCCGCAGCACCGTTACCGAGGATATGAATATCGACCAGCACGTTATCTACCTCAACAAGAACCATCAGGGCTGGTGGATTAAGAATGTCCGCACTACCTATGGTAAGGATACCGACTTCACGGGTCCGATGGGTGCGCTCAACGTAGTGCCTGACACCACCACGCATATCATTTGGTTGCCTTACCTCGGCCAACTCCCATTCATGATGTTGCATCAGCCCGGTAACCTCCAGTTCTTGGAGTACATTCCTGGAGAGATGCTCGCCATGAAGATGCAGGAGCAGATGGAGCAGGTGCGCGCTTGGAGTACTTGGAAGGAAGGCTGTTCGGCTTCATTCACAGGTCGTCGCTTCGATAGCCGTGATGCTATGGATAAGAACGCCTACGAATGGCAGCAGATTTTCATCAACCTCTTCGCTGCAACCATCAAGGATAAGGTGGACGGCAATGATGGTTTTTGGCAGGTTACAGGTGCAACCACCACCGCCGACACCATTACCGACATCGTCAATGCCAAGAATGGTGTGGCCTACTGCATCGAGGCTGGCGTGAAGGAGCATCTTCCAAAAATTGCTAAGTCTGGTAAGTTTGCCAATATCTCGGATGCCTTCACGGCTTCGAAGGTAGGCGACTACATTATGGTTATCATCGGCAACGATGGCAACTTCCGTGAGCTGGAGCGTTGCGTAGGTGGCAAGCGCACCATCAACAAGGAGTTGCAGCCTAATGTTCCGGGCGGACGATAAACCTCGGCCATTTTTTAGTTGTTAGTTAAATGATAGTTGAACGTAGGGAGCTTGCTTTAGGGCAGCTCCCTGCAAAACAAAAAGAACAATGATTAGAAATAAAATTCAAAAACGCCACCGTGCGTACAATCCCCTGAAGGGATTTAATTACGCCAACCGTCAGGCTCGCAATATGTTCATGGTTACGTTTGCAGTCTTTGGAGTGGTTTTGTTGCTGGGTGCCTTGCTCGACCATTCATTTGGCGCAGCAGCAGGTTCAGGATTCTCGCTCGCATCTATGGCTATCCTCGGACATATCGACGATGTGTCCGACCGTGATACCCACGGTAGCGACATCTCCTACATCGTCTATCTCGTTGCTATTGACCAGATCGACCGCACCAAGGAGTTCCCACAGCCCAACGCACAGCGTGAGGTGGCACCCATTCCGTTGAAGAAGGGAGAGATACCGCACTACTTCGAGGCACCCGACGGTC